ACTTGGACTTGTTTCACTTGCGTATGTCAGTGTTAAACTATGGAAGGAGATAAAAGATGACGAAGACGACAAATAAGGAACTGCTGGATGAGTTGATGGCTCTGACAATCGAAGAGCTACTGACCGTCATCAAGTCTGGAGAAGCAAATCCAGCAATCCTCAACGTAGCTAGGCAGCTACTCAAAGACAATCAAGTCACTGCCTCCGTCAAGGAAGACAACGCCATGCAGAACTTAGTAGAGGTGTTGCCGTTCCGTGAAGATGATGAACCAATCGCAGCCACAAATACCTAACGAACTCAGAGACTTTCGTAACTTCCTTTATTTCATTTGGCACTCGCTAGAACAGATCAAGCGTGACCCAACAGAGATACAATACGATATAGCTGACTTCATGCAGCACGGTCCAAAGCGGGCTGTGGTTCAAGGCTTTCGAGGAGTAGGCAAGTCTTGGATTTGTTCTGCGTTCGTAGTACACCAACTGTTCCTAGACCCAACTAAGAACATCCTTGTTGTCTCTGCATCGAAGACACGTTCTGATGACTTCTCTACGTTCACGCTGAGGCTGATTCATGACATTCCTATTCTGAGTTTCTTGAAGCCCAGTGCTGACCAGCGGTTCTCTAAGGTGTCGTTCGATGTTGGACCCTCTGGAGCATCTCACGCACCCTCTGTCAAATCATTAGGTATCACGTCACAGCTGACAGGTTCTCGTGCTGACATCATCATTGCAGATGACATTGAGGTAGCGAACAACTCTGCTACACAGCAGATGAGAGACAAGCTATCGGAACAGGTCAAAGAGTTTGACGCTATTATCAAGCCCAACGACTCATCTAGAATTATTGTTCTAGGAACTCCGCAATGTGAGGACAGCCTCTACAGTAAACTACAGGAACGAGGATTTACAACTAAGGTATGGTCTGCTGAGAAGGTAGACCCCAAGAAAGCTCTCAACACTTATGGAGACACACTGTCTACCCTCTGTATAGATGAAGATACCAAAGGCGATTCAGCCGAGCCTACACGTTTTACAGACTTTGATTTGCAGGAGCGAAAGATTTCTTATGGATCAGCTGGTTACGCAATGCAGTTCATGCTCAACCCCAACCTTGCTGACCTTGACCGTTACCCTCTTAAGCTTGGCAACTTGGTCGTGCAAGATATTGACCCAGATGTTGCACCAGAGAAGCTAGTATGGGCGCAGACACCCGAGCTTGAGTGGGAAAGACTTCCCAATGTGGGAATGAGAGGCGACCGCTTCTACAGACCTATGAAGATTCTAGGTGACATGATACCTTATACTGGGTCTGTTATGTCCATCGACCCCTCTGGTAGAGGTAAGGACGAGACAGGCTACGCTGTAGTAAAGATGTGCAACGGCACTCTGTTTGTTCCAGAAGCTGGTGGACTCAAAGGTGGTTACGAAGAACCTACCTTGCTAGAACTAGTCCGTATCGCTAAGAGGAACAAAGTGAACGCTGTTATCACAGAGAGTAACTTCGGTGATGGTATGTTCACCCAACTTATAACGCCCATATTTAGCCGAGAATACCCGTGCAGTCTTGAAGAGGTACGTCACCATCAACAGAAAGAGAAACGGATCATAGACACCCTTGAGCCTCTTCTAGCAGCTCACAGACTTGTTATAGCACCCTCTGTTATTGAGAACGACTATAAGACTGCACAAGGCTATCCAGCAGAACAACAACTTAGATACATGATGATGTACCAGTTGACTAGACTAACAAGACTCAGAGGAGCTTTGAGGAACGACGATAGACTTGATGCTCTTAGTATAGCTTGCAACTATTGGGTAGAACAAATGGCTCAAGATGCAGACATGAAGATTAAGGAACGAAGAGATGACCTAGCCTCTAAACAACTAGATGAATTCATGGATGCCTACTATAAGAGAACAACTAGATCACAGTCCTCTTGGATATAATATATATAATATATAAGGTCTAGTTCTTGACTTAGAATTAGGTCTGTAGGAGACGAGGTCTCCATCTCTAGTTCTAGCACCATCTCGTATTAGTATATAATAATTATAAGAGCCATTCAAAACCTGTCAACACCTTATGTCGGATAATCCTTTACAACAGATTCAAGCCATTGCAGGTGAACACTTTGAGAACTACTTTATTATGGTAGTTCACCCAGAGATGGAGATGGAATATATCTATGATAACGTCTATGCAGCCAGAGGATTGCTAGAAATGGCTAGGGATGAGATGGTAGAGACCACATTCGAGTGTCTAGATGATGACGATATTGACTGGGAAGATGCTTGGAGCGACGAAATAGACGACGAAGATAGTGAATTTTAGCTTGCAATTTGAAGGTTAGGGCTGCATATTGCTAGAGCATAATTTCAACGTGTGTGTGTTGTTATATGTGTGGGGGAGTCATTGCTGAGTATTCGGTGGTGGCTCCCTTTTTGTTTTTGTTACAAAAATGTGAGAGGGTTTATATACGTGTGTGTTACCGCAAAACCCCCATACACCCTTTCAGGGTGAGGATTGGCACAACTTTGGTCACATACTAGTCCTAAGACTAGTGTTTACTGGCATTGCAACGGATTATAAATCCGATATAGCCTGTCAAACGCACAAGGAAGGCGTGTTTGAAAGCTTTCGGTCTGCTGCACTCATCTTTTTCTACACAGATGTTTTTTAATTTTAGAGCGAAGCTCTAGCACTGCTCTTGCATAAGACTTTTAAAGTCTTGAGGCGCACTGCCTCCGCACCTTCCGTAGGTATTATACGATCGCCGAACATGATCACGCACGAGGCAAAGCTCTCTCCAAAACTTTTTTTGTCTTTTCGTATGGTATCGTGATCGCATTATGCGTAGGCGATACTGCGCTGTAAAAGTCCTGATCACACGAGGCGACTTGACAAGGTTGTTATAATTGAAGCGGCAACTCACTCCGAGTCAAGCCAAGCCAAGCAAGGCACAGCACACAATAACACACCAAGGAAACACACAATTATGGAAGCAACCACTCATATCTGTCTCAGTCAAAACTCAACCTTTGCTAAAGCAAGCAAGACATCTTGGGACGTCGCTAACGGATTCGACTACGTAGATGGCAAGCTAGTCAAACGGAAACGTTCTTACGAAGAACGTCTTGATTACATCATAGGCTTGTTCCTCGATGACTATAGCGACCTGAGTCTTCCAGACTGCGTTACTATTGAGCAACTCGCCGAGTCAGTCCACACAATCCATTACCTTACAGGTAAAAAGGTGCTGAAAAAGCACAACATGGCCTCTCCGCTTGTCTTCGAAGAAGATGAGGATTTTGAAGATCAGTTCGGAGGCTGTTTCTACATCTCCGATGCTGAGGTATACGCTGAAGCATAATTACCTACAGTTTACACTCACAATTCCAATCACACAAAACTACACACAATTATGGACTACAACATCATCGACCTAGCCCAACTACCTAAAGGTGGCTTTTTCCGCAAACTCCGTAAAGGAGTTCCGTGTGGAGATGTCATGACAAGGCAGGACTACTGCCGAAGCGAACGTAAGTTCGAATGTTACTACGAAAGCGACATCAGTAAAAACAGCTACCTGAAAGGTAACACCGAGGTCGCTATCAATTTCACCTACTAACCAGCAAGCACGAGCCTAGTCTGCGCAGATCATCTTTGACAAAAGTAAGGCAGCGACTCTCGCCAAAAATCAATTGCCTAGCTTCGGCATAACACAGGAAGCAACACACAATTATGGAAAACAAAACACAGACAGACAGCAATGGTGGCACTTACGTAGTAATTTCAGCTTTCGGCTGGTGCCAAGACGCTAATCCCTTTAGGGCTTTCATGCGACTTGCAGAGCGATCCTACATCACAGGAAGCTTTCCTAAAGCTAAAGACCGAAAGTCTGACGGCAGTCTCGTAGAGAGTGCTGATGATGGCATCATGGTTTACTACGTAAAGGACGAGTCTGAGTTCCAAGGAACTAACTGGTATCGTCCTGTTGACCAAAACAATAATCCTGTAGGGATTCTAGTTTACGGCGGTGACAGCAACGTCTCGCTAGTAGCTTCTCTAGAGAATGCAGTGACTCGAACTCAAGACTAAGGCGAAACGGTCTTTAGACCGTCTATGGGTAACCTTCCCATACTGATGAGCCTAGTCAGATAATCACACAATCCAATACACACAATTATGACACACTACACGATCTACATTCAGTATGCTCATGCTTGCCGAGAAATCGAGACAGCCGAGACACTTAGCGAAGCTATTAGGATTCGAGAAGAAGCACTCGAACTCGACAACGTAGTAACTGCTTACGTTGGCTTTCACGCTGTTGACTCTGACGGCAGTTTGGTCGAGCAAGGCGTCGCCTAGTATACGCAGATCAATCAAGACAAAAGTAAAGTGGCGACTCTCGCTAAAATTCAACAGCCTAGCTTCAGCATAACACAGGAAGCAACACACATTATGAAAATCACCGTCAACACCGAATTACTTTCAGTAAATGCCGATGCTAAAACTAGCAAAGGCTCTAACTCGGGATACCTTACAGGTATTCTTTACTTGGCACCAGCCAACGAGGCTTCACCGAAGGTTAATGTTTGTCCTCATGCTTCCGAAGGATGCAAGGCTGTCTGCCTATACAGTGCAGGACGAGGCAAGATGTCGTCGGTCGTAAAAGCTAGGGTAGCCAAAACCTTACGATTTATCGAAGACCCGAAGGCTTTCGTAGAACTGTTGGCAATCGACATCCAGAAAATCGTCAACAAGGCAGCTAAGGTGGGTATGATACCTGCCATTAGACTCAACGGCACTTCCGACCTTCCATGGGAAAAGCTCAAAGGCAAGCTAGGAGTTAGCCTGATGGATCGCTTTCCAAGCGTAGCTTTCTACGATTACACGAAGAATCCTAACCGTGCCATTACCTATGCCGAAGGCAAGATGCCAGACAACTACCACCTTACTTTCAGTAAATCCGAGTGCAACGACGAAGCTGTTGCCAAGGTGCTAGCAGCAGGTGGAAACGTAGCTGCGGTGTTCAGCACGAAGAAAGCGGACGAACTGCCTATGTGGCACGAAGAAACTCCAGTGATCGACGGCGACAAGACTGACCTACGTTTTAACGACCCTAAAGGGGTTTTCGTAGGACTTCGAGCTAAAGGCGATGCACGAAGTGACCGATCTGGATTCACCATCATACTTGACTAAGGCGAAACGGTCTTACGACCGTCTGGCGGTAAGTTTCCGTCACTGACGAGCCTGTCAGCTACACACAATCCAATCCTACACACTTATGCAATCAGTAAAAAATCGCATTATCGACAAGTCCAAACCTTTAAAGGTTTACTGGAATCTTCACCGCAAATGCTACTCCGTGCAACAGAACGGGCTAGTAGTGGGGCATACTGACAGCATCGAACTCCGTGATGTTACCTTCAAGGTAAGCGAAGCTGGTCGGCAACGAGTCTTGAAAGAGCGCAAGAAGAACGTCCATGCTTTCGTCACTGGCTACCTATATGATGGGAAGGAAGAGCGAAACTACGACATAAGTATTGTTTACAATCCTTATAAATACGACAGCTTTCGGTTACGCTATAGTGACAGAGTAGCTGTTCTAACCGCTGACTTTGTATCACTCCAATCGGAGAACAGCAAAGGAAGTATCCTTGCAGATCGTGATGTGGAATCATACGTCACCTTCCCGCAGTCTGCGTAGATCATCTTTGACAAAAGTATTACACATGGCAACTCCATCACAAAAATCACCTCATCTCGAGGCATTCTTCAAGTCCTTC